TGGGTCGCATCAACACCTATGGTGACGTTTGCTTGAATATAAGCTGCCTGTGCTAGAACCGTACCAGTATTGGCCTGTCCATAAGCCGATTGCATTTTGCCGTCAGTAGAAGCAATATTGGTGTTCTGTGTAGCATCAACTCCAATTGTTACATTAGCTTGTGTATATGCAGCTTGTGCCAGAACTGTTCCAGTATTGGCCTGTCCATAAGCAGACTCCATTTTACCATTGGTGGAAGATATAGCAGTATTCTGAGTTACATTAGTACCTTCTATTATAGTAAGTCTGGTATTCTGTGTATTGTTTACACTAACTAAATTTATACCATCAACTACTACTGCACCACCATTAACTATTACTGTATTAGCAATTACATTACCATGAAACTCATTTGCATTTAACTTGGCAGTTTGAAAAGAAGCATGATTGATATTAATATTATTATTAGCATCAAGTTCTGGTGTATAACCTTGGAATATATAAAATTCTTTTGTTGCTGAGTCACGAATTAAACCTGTATGAGCATTTGAACCATCATTATAGTGTGCAGCAAAACCAATATCTTTTGTATCAGAAACATAATTTCCAATACCCAAAACAATCAATGGATCCGCCACAGCCAACTCTTGTAAATTTTGGGATGTTACATTACCACCTATAATTAAATTACCAGTAACAATTAAATCATTATTACCAGAAATAGTAACTTGACCTGATATAGTACCACCAGCAGAAGCAAATCTTGTATTGGCAAAATCATAAGCACTCTGCATCTTACCATCGGTAGCAGCCAACCATGTATTTTGTGTAGAATTAGTTCCTTCTATTACAGTAAGTCTAGTATTTTGAGTTGCATCAACACCTATGGTTACATTAGCTTGAATATAAGATGCTTGAGCTAAAACCGTGCCGGTATTGGCTTGTCCATAAGCGTATTGCATCTTATTATCAGTAGAAGCAATATTGGTATTTTGGGTCGCATCAACACCTATGGTTACATTAGCTTGAATATAAGATGCTTGAGCAAGAACCGTGCCAGTATTTGCTTGACCATAAGCATACTGCATCTTATTATCAGTAGCAGCTAACCATGTGTTTTGAGTTGCATCAGTACCTTCTATTACAGTAAGTCTGGTGTTTTGAGTTGTATCAACACCCATGGTTACATTGGCTTGGATATATGAAGCCTGAGCTAAAACTGTTCCTGTATTTGCTTGACCATAAGCATACTGCATCTTATTATCAGTAGAAGCAATATTGGTATTTTGGGTTGCATCAACCCCCATGGTTACATTAGCTTGAATATACGCAGCCTGTGCTAAAACCGTGCCAGTATTGGCTTGGAAGTAAGCACTCTGCATCTTGTTATCAGTAGCAGCAATGTAAGCATTTTGTGTAACATCTACACCTTGAATAATAATAGTATTTGATTGAGCAGAATTGGCAGTATTATATCCTGCTTGAGCTAAGACTGTACCGGTATTGGCCTGTCCGTAAGCATACTGCATCTTGTTATCAGTAGCAGCAATGTAAGCATTTTGTGTAACATCTACACCTTGAATAATAACTGTATTTGCTTGTGCTGAGTTTGCTGTATCATAGGCAGAATTGGCTTTGATGAAAGCACCATTGGCATGGAAGTAAGCAGAGTTGGCATTATTCCTGGCGGTGTTAGCCGTATCATATGCAGCTGAAGCAATACTATTGGTGCTGAAGTTATTGGCATTAGCCGTTACCAATCCACCAGCAGTTACGTTTGCTTGAGCAAAAGCCGCATTAGCTGTAATGAAAGCACCATTGGCATGGAAGTAAGCTGAGTTGGCATTATTTCTAGCCGTATTAGCAGTATCATATGCAGCTGAAGCATAACTGTTGGTTGCAATAATAGTAGTATTACTATAATCTAATCTTACATTTTGGCTGGCATTATCACCTTCAATGATAGTCATTCTAGCATTTTGGCTAGTATCTACACCTTCAATAATGGTCATGCGAGTATTACTGAAAGTCAACCTTACATTTTGGCTTAAATCTGTATCTTCAATCACCGTTATTCTGGTGTTTTGTGTAGCGTCTACACCTATAGTTACATTGGCTTGATTGTAAGCAGCTTGTACTGATGCTCTAGCAACATTATCAACTTCATCATTAGGCACATAGGCTGTCGTTTGAATTGTGTTATCGGGAAATGTTAATGAACCATTCGCATTAAAATTCCATATTGATGTAGTTACACCACTAGTATTTGCTACTAATTGTATAAGTGTATTTGCATATACTTGTGCAGCACCGTCACCGTAGGCAATAAAACCAGAAAGGTCACTAATAGCATTTGATGTAAGTGCTATTTGATTTTGTGCAACATTTCCTAATATTGCACCACCATAACCAAAAGTTAAATTACCGGTCATTGTATCACCGGACTTACTTACTTTTGTATTTGAATTATTATAGGCAGTATTTGCCTTGATAAATGCACCATTGGCATGGAAATAAGCCGCATTGGCCATAACTGTACCAGTATTGGCTTGTAGATATGCAGACTGTGCTATGAATCTAGTATGTGGATCCGCAATAGCAATTACTTTGGTATTAGAACCAATAAAAAGTGTATTGGAAGTAAATGAATAGGCTAATTGGCCATCTAATAATGTATTGGGTGTTTGTGTACCATAAGACCTAAGTATTTGTATGGTTGTATTTGCCATCAAAAGAATCCGTTGTCAATATTCGTTGTGGCTGAAGAAACGGACTGAACAAAGAAATTCCCTTCACGGTAAACTATCACATATCCATCTTGTGCGCCCGTCAGAACCAAATCAGAAGCACCTTTTAATGTTCTGTTACCATATGAAACGGTATTTACTCTTGGTGTTGCGGCTGTGCCAACACGAACTTTGAAGTCTGTCATTATTGCGTTACCCTAGGAGAAACATCTACTGTACCTTCCAAAATTCTTGTTTTTGCATAGCCATTATTTGTATCAATAATGACGGTATCATAAACATACCGACCTGCCTTCATAGTGGAAGTTACATCTGAGCTTAAATTTAGTGTGATGCTACCTGTTACAATATTAATACTTGTTACAAAAGTAGCAGTTGCGTTTGCGGAGTAGTAGGATTTTCTTATTTGACCACTTACAGTATAACCAGATAAGTCATAGATGTCACCATAGGCGTTATCTATTGCAATTGTCGTTGTAAATGTAGTTCCTTGCTCAACAAGTAAATTTTGATACGCCGCTGCCATAAGTTTTTCCTCTATAAATTCATTAACCTACCATGTATTTATACCTATCACGGAGCGTAGGAGTAAAATCGCTTTTTTAAGTTTTTGATTCTCGCCGGAGAAATTTTAGGCCGGAACGCAAAATTTTGAAATTTTACTTTTTCTTTAATTCGTCTACTTCTGCTTTGAGTTCTTTGATAGCCTCAATTAACAATGGAACTAATCTTTCATAATCAATAGTCAGATATTTTGCATCAATAGGTGCTGGACTAACAATCTCTGGCATGATTTTTTGTACATCTTGAGCAGATACTCCGACTTCACGCCTAACTTTATAACCTAAATCTTGTGCTGTTTGGTTTGCTTCGTAATAGAAACCATTTAACTGTTGAACTTTTGATAAAGCCTCAGTTATTGCACCTAATCTAGTTTTTAATCTATCATCAGAGTAATAGGCAGTAATGTTATTTGTAGCACGAATTTCACCAGCCGTGCCTGATGCTGCTGTACCTATACCAATTGAATTTACTTGATAATTATTACTAGTATTCAAAGCATTTGCTGTTGAAGCAGTTGTAGCAGTTGTTGCAGAACTAGCAGAAGTTGCGCTTGTGGCTGTTGCAGCGTTACCACCAATAGATAAACTTGAAGCTGTTCCAGTGAGACCTGTACCAGGACCTGAAAACTGTGTGGAAGCAGTTATAGTAGTACCACCTATAGTAGTTGCACTTACTGTGCCACCTGATAAATTTGTTGCTGTTGTAGCAGATACAGCAGAACCGGCCGATGAAGCATAATTTACAGACTGGCTTCCAATATTTAAGCTAGTAATAAAAGATCCGCCGCCGTTTGGATTTGCAGCATTTGTAGCGTATGCTACATATAAAGCTGATGGTTCTTTATATGCCGCAGAGCCTCCACTACCACCATTATCATAAACATATCTAGCATAATCAGCATTTGAAGCAGTACCAGTAGTATTCTGATTTAATGTTGGAAATGTACAATTAGATAAGTTACCCGAACTTGGTGTTCCTAGTGCTGGTGAAACTAATGTAGGAGAACTATTTAATACGACACTTCCAGTTCCTGTTGAAGAAGTCACACCAGTACCACCAGAAGCAACTGCTAATGTGGCTGATAAACCTGCAGCAGTACCGCTAGTGTTTTGATTTAGTGTTGGAAAAGTACAGTTTGATAAATTACCAGAACCTGGTGTTCCTAATGCTATACTGGCACCAAAACTTGTTAAACTAGAAGCAGTAATACCTGATGCTAAAGTAGTTCCTGTTAAAGAAGCTGCCGTTGGAACTGTATTAGCTTTGGCGTAAGCAGACTCCATTTTACCATTGGTAGCAGAAACATTGATAGTCGCTGTATTTGCCTGACCATATGCAGATTCCATCTTACCATTGGTAGCAGATAAATTGCTCGCAACTGTGGCAGCATTAGTAGTAGCCGTATTTGCCTGACTATAGGCCGACTCCATTTTACCATTAGTAGCAGAAGCATTGGTAGTCGCTGTGTTTGCCTGTGAATACGATGATTCCATCTTACCGTTGGTGGCAGAAGCGTTTGTAGTTGCTGTGTTCGCCTGACTATAAGAAGATTCCATCTTACCGTTGGTGGCAGAAGCATTGGTGGTCGCTGTATTTGCTTGAGTGTAAGCATTCCCCATCTTACCATCTGTAGCAGCAATATTGGTAGTTTGAGTAGAATTTACTGACTCAATAGAAGTCATTCTAGTATTTTGAGAAGTATTAACACCAGATAATACAGTAATAACTGTTGTAGATGGAACTGTTGTATAACCAGCTCCTTGAGTAAATGACTCACTAATTAAGTTAGCAGTTAAAATCTTTGAATATTGAGTTGATGTAGTTATATTATCTACATCTAAAATTTCCCACCATTTACTTGTATTATTCCATTGTATTGCAGAATTTGCAATTCCGGGACTTCTATATGATCCAATTCTTATATTTTGATTTGGAGTATCAGCAGATAATGTGAATTGTGTTGCATTGTAAACTGTTGCGCCATTTATTGTAAAATTACCAGCAACACTCAATCCACCTGTTCCGACTGCCGTAGAAGCGAATGATGCAGTTGCAAAAGGCGCATTAATTGCTGTGTTTGCAGAAATTGTATCAACATACTGTGTACCAGTTACATTCAATGTGCCTGTTCGTGTTATTGTACCCGCAGTTAATGAAGTGCCGGCAGTTATTGAAGTACCAGAACCTATTGTTGTATTTGATACCAATGCTGCGGCTATTGCTGTACCACTAGCAGTTAAAGATGCAGTTCTTACTAAATTGTTTGCAGTTAAATCATTTACCAAAGCACCAGCAGTTGTATTTAATGTTCCTGTTTGTATATTATTGTTGGCATATAAATTACTTAGATAACCGACACCGGTAGTATTTAATGTTACAGTTCTTGTAACTGTATTAGATGTTAAATCATTTACTATTACTGCACCACCAGCATTTAAAGTTGTTGTTTGTATATTATTATTGGCATATAAATTACTCAGATAACCAGTACCAGTAGTGTTTAATGTTGATGTTCTAGTTATGGTATTTGAAGTTAAATCATTTACCAAAGCACCAGCAGTTGTATTTAAATTTACAGTTCTTACTAAATTGTTGGCGGTTAAATCGTTAACCAAAGCACCAGCAGTTGTATTTAAATTTACAGTTCTCACTAAATTATTAGCAGTTAAATCATTTACCAAAGTACCAGCAGTTGTATTTAAATTTACAGTTCTTATGAGTGTATTGGATGTTAAATCATTTACTATTGTACCAGAAGATGTATTTAAATTTAGAGCGCTTATTAAATTATTAGCCGTCAAATTACTAAAATAACCACTACCAGTAGCATTTAAAGTTGTAGTTCTAGTTACGGTGTTTGAAGTTAAATCACTTACTATTGCACCAGAAGTTGTATTTAAATTTATAGTTCTTATGAGTGTATTAGCAGTTAAATCATTTACCAAAGCACCAGCAGTTGTATTTAATGTTGATGTTCTAGTTATGGTATTTGAAGTTAAATCATTTACCAAAGCACCAGCAGTAGTGTTTAAATTTACAGTTCTTGTTAAACGACCAGAAGTAAGGTCTGTAGTGAAAAAACCACCACCAGTAATATACGTTCCAAATCCAATAAAACTATTTGCCGCATAGTAATTTGTGGAATTTACATCATTTGTTACATTAACATAATTCTGTGCATTAATATTACTTGTAAAAGTTCCAATACCTGTAACAGATAATGTATTACTTAATGTTGTTGCTCTGAATACGCTTAATGTATTACTTATTGCTGTATTTCCAGTAACATACAAATTACCATTTACATTTGCTGTATTTGCTACATAAAGACTTGTATTTGGACCTTGAGCAACTAAAAGACCATTGATGTTAGCTTGACCTGAATTGGTCAAACCTAATGTTGTATTTGAAAAATAAATTTGGCCAGTAGTAACAGTTAAGTTATTCTGTATCGTTGCAGAAGAACCAGCACCAACAACTTGAAAAGAACCAGCAATAATAGCACTATTTGCTACCTGTAACCCTAAAGATGGTGAATTTAGATATAGAGTACCAGTTGGTTTAATATAATTGTTGGCAGCTATATCATTATTTTCTTTGACTAAAGCGTTAGTTGTGACTACCCAATCACCAAAGGTATTAGCGTAAGTTAAAATAGAAACTGTATTAGCCATATGGACCTTTATCTAGCATTTTTAATAGCAATTGTTTTATTTCTTGGATATCACTTTTTACATCATTGATATCGGCTTTCATATTATTTATTTCTTGTTTTTGGATTGCCATTAAATTTCTTTTCTTTAAGTAATCGTCCAAACCATTTTTATCTTGATTAATAAGAGCCATTGATTTGGTGTCACGAACAAGTGTGGTGCCTGTAATTGGAACTATCATTTTTTTAGACCGTTGTGGTTACGTTTTCTGGTAAAGCGATAGCACGCATATCCGTAATATAAGGAACATAGGTACTATCGGTTGAAGTTAAAATAATCTTTAATGCAAACTGGCTAAATGATGTATATATTTGACCGGTTGAACTTGTGTATGATACATAACCTTGGTCTGTACCAGTAGTTCCTGGAGCAAAAGTATATTCATAAATCTCATTTCTAGATTGAGAAAATAATGTATCCGAGGCATTAGTTTTAGTCATTAATTGCCATTTTCCAGTTTCAAATGCTTGTGTATCATTTCTATTCAATATTTTATAATATACATGAATATCAGTATTGACAGGACGATAAGCACTCAAGAATACATTTAAGTCGCCAGAATCAAAACCAGAATTTAATACAACTTTCTTGGTTACATATTTAGAAGTTGCTGGGCCGCCAGAGGATGATGTTTCTCCGTAAATAACAACAGAAGAACCAGTACCTGGAGTGGTATTAGCATCAGATATAGTAACATTTGGTGTCACAATGTAACCAGCTCCTGGAGTAGTAATGTAAATATTTTTAATAACTCCACCAGATACATTTGCTGTTGCATATGCTTGAACACCACCAGAACCCGTAGGAGCATCAATGGTGACAGTAACATTTCCACTAGTATTACTATCATAACCTGAACCACCATTTGTTAATTGAATTAAACTATTGGATAAAGGACAGTTATTAATATTCCAAGTGATTGCATATGTAGTTAAACCAGCATCCGAAATAACAGGAGATACAGCACTATCAGTAGAAGATAATTGTGTATATACAGATAATGATGTTGATGTATTTGCGTCCAATTTACGTTGGCCTTTTCCATCACTCAAATATAAATTATCTACAGCTGAAGTACCATATTTACCTGGAGTAATATTAACCATACCTGCAGCACCACCAGCATTTAATGTGGCATTATAGGTGTAGTTAATGTTTGTTGATGTTGGAGTAAAATCTGTTGTTGTAATATTAAAAGCATCAACCAATACACTAGTATTTGAAACAGAATCTGCTGTAGTAGAAATACTATTTGCATTCAAATAATAACCTATAGATTGTTCAATTAAAGTTCTTTCTGGTAATTTTTGTGGAATTACATATTGAATTGTTGGTGATGTTGATGTATTAAAAATACACCTATTAATTACCATCATTAAACTTTGATTTTGGTCAGCTTGCCATGTTTGTGAATTTCCAGATATGAATATTCCACCAACATAAGGAGAACCACCAATTTTAGTAATTACAGTAGGAGTAGCATCTGTTGGTTGATTTTTAACTGAAGATGGTAATGCTATATCACCATTATTAGCAGTCCACAGTATGTATTCATTACTTGTTCCTGCTTTTAATATAAATGCATATAATACATTTGGTTGTATATAAACAGGTGCATTAAAAGTAAAAGTAGTAAATGTTGTTGGATCCAAATATTGTGGATTTTCAGATATATTTACTTTATCTGGTGTAAGAGTTACTACAGAATTGTCAAGTGTATCACCATTTGGATAACCATTTATAGTACCAACAATAGATAAAGTAATTGGTGTATTCTCAGTAGATTTAGTTCTAAAGAAAAGTCTAATATCATTTAAGAAAATACCATTACGATAATTAGCACCATCAATAATAAAGGACTGTGCTACAGGATCCCATTGATTTGTAGCTGTTACAACATTAGTTAATGTTTGTTGAGAAGTTTGTGTAAATGTTCCTTTTGCACCAGAAGGTGAAGCACCAAAATCTATAGTTTGTTGTTTTGTCTGTAATCCTTGAGCATAATAAGTACCTTCAGAAAATGTTGTTGCAGTAGTTTGGTCATTAGTTCCAGTCCTATTATCTACACGGAATATTCTTTCGCCTGTATGGAATATATTTGGAGGAAGATTGAATATACTATAAAGTGAACCTTCTTCATTAGTGGTGAAAGGTCCAATGGAATATATATCACCTACCGCAACTGTTAATGCTGATGATAATGTGGCAATTTTAGTAGAACCAACATAACTTGAAATTGCTATGGATTGGCCAATACCAGTACCAGAATTAACATAAAATATCTGTCCGATATAGTAATTATTTTCTGATGAAGCTAAAGCTGATAGTTGAATAGTTGTTGTTAAATTACCACCTTGTATAGTTCCACCATAATGTGCTGTTGATGCAATAGTTCCACTTGCAGTAGTTGTACTATAATTACCATTAGAGTCAAAGAAAGCATTTTGAAAAGTTCCAGCTATACGATAATTTGTTGTATATCGGTCAGCAGCTACATATAATCTAACTGTGGTGGTTGAACTTGGATATCTATAAACACCAACAATACGGGCTGTAGGTGTAAAAGTTGAAGCATTATAATAACCAACAATATCATTTTCATTAAATGTTCCAGTAACCCCTGTCAATTCAATAACATTTGTTTTGCGAACATATCTACTAACATCTATATTATCAAAATGAGCTGTAACGATTGTGTTGAATAACATATTCTTAGCACGAACCACAACTTGTTGTGGACGAATATATGGCAGAATACTAACATCAGTAACATATCCATTATTTAATGCATAAGTGTTATCAATCTTAGAATATGGACCTAAAACATCATTCTTAACTTGATTCTGTATAGTTGCTGTACTTGTATCAACTTTACCAACTCCAAGACCAAATCCCCAATTTTGACTCCAATTATGATTTTCTGTATATTGTCTTGTAATCTCTGTTGATGTGCCTGAAACAGTTTGCCAATCTCCAGCAGTTAATACATTTATATCACCGGTAGTTGCTCGGAATATTTGTAAATTAGGATCAGTAATCAATAGAGCAGGTGAGTAACTTGTATCAACCCAATTATCCACGTTAGGAGAAAGTTCTAATATACCAGATTGTATTGCATAAGCAAATGGATTTGCGTTAATTGTTCTTGATGCAAATCTTTGTGTTGCCACATTTGAAGTGGAAGCAATTGGTAGTGTAAAGTAATTAATATAACTACTTTGGCTAATATTATATCCTAATGCACTTGAAGTATCGGCCGAAGGCTTACCCATATTATATACTAAAGCCAAAGCTTTAAGTGGATAATTTTTAATATTTTGAGTAGCAGTTAATTGTCTTGTTCTTTTATTGATTGTAACTTTATAATCATCATTTAATGTATCAGCAACAGCATATGAACTAAAATCATCAACCATAATACCATTTTTGAACCTATTCAATCCAAATGCGTCTGAAATTTGTAATGAACTAGCCTTTTGTTCTAACATACTCAAAGAGGCATAATATTCAATACCATTAATTCTACTTTCTAATCCAGCAATATCCTTCATTGTATAACGCTTGTGTTTTACTTTATCAATAGACAAATCTGAGACAGTACCATTAGGAGCTTCTGTTGGAATATACCCTGTATATGGATTGTGTGTTAAATTTGCCAGCACTAAAGATGCATCAGGTTCGGAAGGAAATATTGGATTAAGTGATGGAGTGCCTTCAATAATCTGAAAACTCCTATCTTTTGTTAAAACAAGTTTATCTTTTCTACCCAAATAATATTGATAGTCAGTTGTAAAAGTTGTTCCATCTATTGGTAAAAATATACCATAGTTTGTTGCTGAATTTGAATAACGGAACACAAAAGAGGATTGTGCATTTAATCGTGCTGGCCTAAAATCTAAGCAATCTCTTAAACTATATGTTATACCTTGTGATGTTGTATATTTTGATATTTGTTGATATGCTTCATTTGCATATGAATTAACATCAAAAAAGCCATCACCTCCTGTGTGTTGATAGTAATTAACAAATACTAAAATATTACCAACAGGTTGTGGTGCTCCTGGCCTTAAAGTAATACTAGCATGGTCATAAAAGTTATCTCTTTGACCATTATTAAATATATAATTTGTTGTAATATCGGCATATGTAGATAACCCTGCAGTAATTGCAGTAACACTTGATGACCTTGTATCTAAAATTTTAACAACACTTTTAACGTCAGATAAGTATAAACTTTGTTTTGTACCTGGAGTTACTAATCCTGCATTACGAATATAAACTTGACCTTTTGAAGTAGCTGAATTATCATCCACAAAAGTATAACTTCCGACAGCCGTGTTACTAGTACTAACGGCAGTAGTATTTGCAGTAATTAATAATTTGTTTCTTAAAATGTGGTTAGTATCTTGTCCATTTGAAACAAATACTTTAGCAATAACTGTGGCAGTAAATGTACCACCAACATCAGTTGCAGCAATAGTTGCAGTTGAACCTGTTGAATTTAGTGTGATGGTTCTACCTGTTGTTGTCCAAGGAATGTTTTCACCAACATTAAGTGTTGAAGAACCTTTAGCAGTACAAATAATAATGAAATTTTCTTTTTTTAATGAATTTGATAATGTACTACTTGGTGTTCCAAAATGAGTAATAACATTATTATAATCACCAGTATATGCAATAGTTGTTTGAAAACTCCCACCTGAAGATGTAAATGCTACGTCACGCCATACTTGTTGTGTTGTAAAAGAACTATCTGTTATTGTTGAAATATAAGGACTTCCAATTGGAAATATTAATTCAGGTACTAATGGATTCTGCAAAGTTGTATCACCATTTGAAGCATTATTTGCACGACTTAAATTATTAATAGAAGCCGTTGAATACATTGTTAATGGATAAGAACTCTTGATAGATGTATTTGCAACAGAATCCACATCTTTTGTGGCAAAATTCAAAGCAAATACTGAAGTAGCACCTGGAGTTGTTGTCCAGTTTTGATTAACAGTTGCAACTCTTGTTGAACCGTTATAAGAAATAATTGTCCTAAAATCACCTGCTGATGCTCCTGCAGTAATAGAAATTATTACGCCAGCATAGGCATCAGTTATTTGTGAAAAATAAGATGGTAGTGTAATAGTACTTGCACTACCACCAGTAGCATTAGCAGTTGGTATGGCAGTTTGTAAGTCGGATACAAAGGCTTTATAAACATAAGTATTCGCAACCGCATCATTTGTGTTAAAATCATAATCTAAACCACGAATATAACCAGAAGCCACAACAGTAGCATTATAGACTAAAGCATTTGCTGTTTGAATTTGAGTTGGGGATACACAATGTAAATCTATTGGTGCATATGATGAAGTATCAAAAAACTTACCATTTGCACCACGGACTGTATCAACATAAAAATAATTACCAAAATTCATGTATACTGGCGTATTGTTTTGTGAATCGGTTGTTCTAGCTCTTGCACTTACTATATCTGTAGTGGCTTGAGATTCTACACGATAACCATGAACATAAGCAATACCTTTACTGATACTCATTTTATAATAATCTTCATCTTCAGCATATGTTTTTGGAGTTAATTTGAAATCATTAACAACATAATCACCGTTAGTTTCATAATCACGTTTGGCAAAATAATCATCAATTACATTATATACAGTACCATTTACTAATTTGTTTACTTCACCCGCTTCAATACGAACCAATTCAATAAATCCATCATCATCACCAAATGTCAAAGGCCGTGTTTCAAGAGTGAGTGTAATTAAATACCTATCAGCACCTGGAGCTTGATAGTTTGATGCACCAATTGCAGGATCTAATAATGATGTATCACCCACATAATCCTGAATCGTTTCATCAATAGTTAAACCAACACGCTTAGATGGTACATTACTATACTTATCAACAATAACTGTTTGTGGATTAACTTGAACAAAAGTACCATTTGATACTGTGAGTCCATCAGAAGGCCTCTTATAATTACTTGAAATATAAAATACACCTTGTGCAATAGAAACAACAGAACTTAATCCTGTTGCATTCAAAGTAATTGCCTGAGCGGCTAGATTAGATAATGCATCATACACCACATCATTATCTTGAAATTGAACACCAGATTTGTAAGAAACAATTAAAGTTGGTGGGTCTCCACCTGTCGCAGCAGCAACAGCAATAACTCTTGCTACTACTAATCCTGTGCTATTACGAATTAATTTGTTTGTAAAATTATTAACATCAACTGCAATATTATTATATGTTTCTTGTAATTTAATATAATAACAGTAAAAATTTGTTGTTGTTTGACCACCGGTTACTGGTGTATTTTGCTTAAAAATATTATCGGCAAATTTAGTAACTTGGTCTTGTAATATAGTTTGTGCTTGAGTTAATTCTCTTGCTTGAACAGCAAAACCAGGCTTAAAAAGTATCCGATGATAATTTTTGGCTGGATCAAAGTCATCATAATACGGATCTACGTTAAAATTCAGAGGCATTTTATTCCCTTTAGTAACCTAAGACAAATCTAAATTGTTCTATTCCATCAGAACTTCTTTGAATACCTGACCTATTTTCAACATATGAGATATAACCTGAAAATATTTGAAAGTCTGGATTATTAACAAATAATAATGTTCTTGTTGTTCCTGATGAACTACCAAACAATGGTGCATTCAATGTTGGTGTTCCAACTATATTTATCAGCCTAACAATATTGGTTGAAGTATTAAAATCTAAAACAGTTGCAGAATAACTGGCAGTAGCTAAACTTGTTCCTTGATAAACTGTTTCATCGTTAGTAAAAGCACCAAAACCAGAAGCAGTCAAAGCATTAGTTGCTACTTGATAGATTGATCCGTTTGCTGGTGCAGGATAAGAATTTAATGATGTTGGGTTTATCAATAAACCAACTTGACGATAATCAATAGATGTTGGTATCAAACCACCCTCAGAACCATTAAATTCTGCTGTATACATTGTTCTTGTACATCCTAATTCATCCATAGCGTCAAAACCATGACCTCCAATTGGAGATACAGGACTTGTGAGTATTGCACCAGAACCATTGGCTGACACTATTGCTGAATTCGCATATGTATAATTAGAACCTTGATTTGTTACTATAATATTAGTAATTACACCATTGGCTGATTCAGCTGTTGCGGCTGCACCCGTTCCATCACCAGTGATAGATACAGTAATGACAGAATTGGCCGGATCATAATTAGAACCACCATTGACAATACCAATAATATCTATATTTCCACAACCACCTGCAGTAATTCCCGCTACAATCGTATTAGCACCAACAGGAACCGGCATCCAAATCGTATCCATAAACTTTTGCTTAGAACCAATAGGAACAGTATAAATGTATTTCCATCTATATCCGTCTATTCCACTATAAATGTTGAAGTTACCGTATGTTCCTGGTTGAAAATAAGGCTCATCTGTAGATGCAACACCATTTTTATTCCAAAGGCATTTGAAAACTTGGTCATATTTGTTTTTTACATAAAATTTCTTTTGTAAAAAACCAGAACCATCAACAGCAAACATATCAACATTGTCTTGATAATAATCATAAACTGTACCAGAAACCCAATTAATTCTTTCAATTACAGGACTAATATCATTGGAAGTAATTTTTTTGGCCACAAATATACTTTTGAATATGTTTTTAAGATTTTGTTGGTCTTGTGTGGGAGCTGGTGGACTTGCATCACTAGTCCAAGGAGTAACATGAGCTAAAAAAGCATATACTGTGCTTACAACAGAAGTTGTACCTGGAAATATAGCAACAGGAGCATAGAAGTCCTGCTTTACCTGTGTTACTTTTGTGTTATAAGTTAGTAGATTTTGATTAGCCATGGTCTATTTATTATGAGTGGGTGACAGCTACAAAAGTATTTTGTGTTGTTCCATCAATACTCATATATCTTGCAAGAATGGTTGATGTTCCTGGAATATTGTATGTTGTTGCATTTACAGATGAGTTGAGTGCAGAAACACCGTGTGTGAATGTTTGGTTTGTACCTGATGTATTGGTAATCCATGCAACAACTTCTTTACCAGCTAAAAGATTAGATAATGTTACAACTAAACCAGCCGCCGTCTGTGCACGAACCATAGAATTATTTGCCATATCAATCGTAATTGCAGTCTGAGCAGCAGGATAAACTGTTGGTGTATATACAAATCCTTTTTGTGGGTTAAGATAACCATAAAATTCAGCTGATGAAGAATTAAAAGAAGCAATTTGTATTGGAGTATTTGAGCCGGTTAAATTATTGTAAAATACAATTTTTGAACCACGATTAGTGTCTGTATAATTTTCAGTAGCAACAATATCTATTCTACCAACACCAAGTGGTGCAAATCCTGTGCTTCCGTATCCGTTACCGGCAAACCTCATCAATACATCATTGTTTTGTGATGCTGTAGGAGAATCTACTGTACCTCTAGCACTTCTACCAGCAATAATAGAATATCCTGTGTTTTGTGTAACACCAAAAGAATCAATAATCAATCTACCAGGAGTATTTGCTTTGCTTGATAAGTGTAATAGTGTGCCTGCTTGTGATGGTATTGCTACATTAGTTGTGCCACTAATTTTTACTGCTGATTCAGTTGCGGAAAAAGATGTGTTGGTTACAACAATTTGTGCGGCCATTGAAACAATACCAGCTACATTTAGTGTACCAGATATACTTCCAGTACCAAATACAATTAAATTACCGGTATTAACTGCTTGTGCAAATGTATTACCTGTAATCGTCAAGTCACCAGCAAATGTTCCTGTTGTGTTTGCAAAAGCGTTGTTTGCTTTGTTGTAAGCAGACTGCATTTTACCATCGGTAGCTGTAATATTTGTATTTTGACTAGTATTAACACCTTCAATAATGGTTATTCTAGAATTCTGAGTTGTATTAACACCTAGACTAATTACAGTATTGGCAGAAGCTGAATTTGCCTGAGCAAACGCAGCAATAGAATAATCATTCGTGGCACCTGCTGTAGTTTGTTTTGTGCCATCAGCAAAAGTAATATATGATTGTGTGTTTAATGTAATACTATTCTTAGTAATCCAACCCATAATATTGTTTGGTTGAGTACCACCAATCATCAACATAACATTAGCATCAGATGATGCTGTACCAATAATTAAATTACCTTTGTTACTATAATGTGCTGGTCCATGAACATATAGATATCCATCATAAGGCTTAAAAGCACCATAAGTTACAGTATCATTATAACTTTTTCCAGAAATACCCATATCAATGTAACTATTTGCATTATCTGAATCGCTGGTTGATGCCACATAATCAGATGATCCATTAGCATTAAAATTTTGTAAGTTAATTTGTAAGTATGTTGGATCTGACCCTGAGAATTGTGAAATCACATTAGTGTATAAAATAGGATTTATACCAACATTAAGAATATTATTTGAATAGAGACCATTAGCTAATGTAGTTACAGTCATCTTACCTGTAGTCAAAGTTGGTACATCAACACCCACAAATAAAGTGTTGGCTGTATTGGCATTAATAGTCGATATTAAAGGCAGGTCGGTTATTTTTACGGTGGACATCTTTTTACCTTAATTGATTGAAATTGTATAATTATCTTCTGTCATAATAAAATAGCCATTTTCTGTTGTTAGTTGTGGCACATATTGTTGACCACTAATTGAACCAAATAAAAATACATCTTGTGCGCCAGCGCCTATTACTCTATTTACACTAACATTTCCTGATGCTGCATAAGTTAAATTATTAGTTACTGTAATTACTTTTGTACCATAATTAATGGAAGAAATTAATCTTACTTGATTATTAACCTTAACATAGTCACCAACATGAATTATATCCATCATAGGATTGTTGGCGTCAGTATAAATTCCATTATTAATTACATTATACGAACTTGTATATATGCTTGATATATTTATCTTATTCTGGCCAATGTTTGCTGTTGCACTGGCTACATTTGCAAAAGTTAACCAAACATTATCTTTAATTGTTATTGTGTTTGCAACATAATTTACTGTATTAATTTCAGAAAATACACTTCCAGTAAAACTGATGGTGGTATTTGGAAATATAAATGTTCCAATGTTTGCACCAAACAAGTTATCAAATTTAATAATATTACTACTCAATACAGAAAAATCTCCATAAGAAGTTATCAGAGCATTTGAAGAATTTGCTTGAGTATTATAATATAAAGTATGTGAATTAGCAAAACCACTATCTGTAGTTAAATCAATGTAATTATTAGATTTCAAAGCATATCTACCAATAACTTTCATACCAGTTGGATGCACTAAATTTAACAATGTTGTTCTATATTTGTCTATCTCTTTTTCTAATGTGATTTGATAAGTGTAGTTATTATAGTTTTCATTTTGAAGAACATTAAATGAGCTTGGTTGTCCTGTGGTGTCTAAGTATTGTCCTTGACTAATTACCAGACCATTTAAGAAAGATGCATTTGCTTTTGCTGTACCATCTCCGTAAGTAATTACACCACTCTCATTAAATCTTGTAAGCACATTAAATGTAGGATATTGATTAGACATATCCATTACAATAGTTTTATTATCAACTTTAATTTTTGATCCAAAAACCGGAAGAGAATTATAATTATAAGTTCTTAATCTCCAAAGTGATTGTATTGGATCAGCAAAAGGCACTAATAATTTTATATCTGAAACAGTAGATTGATATGTAAAAATTGTATTACTTGTACCTTGATAAACTATATCACCAGACTGAGGTAAATTAGAGACTATAACATTTGATACAACAATATCTTGAACTTTTAATGAAACATTAGGTGCTGCAATGTAATCTTCACCATATTCAAGTAAAGTAATTGATGTAATAGAACCGACACGGTCAACTGAAACATCAAATTCTGCACCAGAACCTAATACTCCTGTTACAACTAATTCAGCATTAGATGCTGCCACATTCGCTGAAGTAATTGAAAGTGTTGGTAAATTAGTTGGCCGGTAACCCATACCACCTAATGGTAGTCTTTGTGGGTTACCTAAGGGTAAAACATATGAGACAGCTGTTATTGCACCATTTGAATTTACATTTATTACATTTGCACGTGCTCCAAATCCAGAACCTCCAATAATATTAATTTTATCATTGGCTACATAACCAACACCACTATTGACAATTCTTATTGGAGACAAAATTCCTAAACTTGCTAAATTTCCTTGTGATGCACCATATTCTGTATCATAATAAGACCTAGCCTGAACTGTAGGTAATTGTGTAATACCGCCACCAGAATTTTGTACAATTACAGAAGAAATAGGATTTGTTGAAAATGAAAGAAATGTAAATGCATTTGCTAAAGTTGTGGATGTATTTGAATTTGCTACATTAGAAAAGAAATAATTTGTATTTCCAAGCACTACTGAGGTTTTGAGTCCAATAAAATCAACAGGAATACTTACATTGGCAGTATTTGCTGCGCTTGGGTCAAAACTACCAATAATTGCAAGAGCTCCACCGCCGTTTGTTATTTCAATTACGGAATTTGGATATGGACGAAATCCATAACCACCATTAGTTACATTGATACGCTGTATAGAACCTGAAGTGGTTGTTCCTACAATAGCAGTTGCGCCCATACCTGTTGGTGAATTTAATCCACCTTCAATAACTACCGGATCACCAGGACGATATAAGAGACCCCTAAGCGTTGGACTTATTTTTAATTGACTAATCTGACCAACTATTTTAGACCTCAGTATCGTTGCGCCTGGTGTCGTGGAAGTAACTATCTTACCATCTTTGAAGTATACATCTTGATTGTTTGAATCCACAACTCTAGAAATTTCACCAGATTGGAACAATCGTTGAATGTCAGAAATAAAAACTTCAGCTTTGGCACCAGTTATAGTCGCCGTTTCAATAGTTGCAATTGACTTGGTTGTTTCACCTATAATTCTTAATTGACTAGTTGTCAAATAATTTAGGCTATCACTAGCCAATTTCAAACTTTTAGCCACATACCATTTACCAGAAGATGCTTTTAATACAGCATCTTTTGTATAAAAGAAATCAACATCAGAATTATATAAAATTCTAAACAAAAATTGAAATGATGCTGGCGTACCTTTAGATTGGTATAGTTCTTTGGCAATTTTAATGACTTTTTGTTTATCTGCCAATATTTCAGTTGGAAAATAAGATAGAAAATCATTATAGAAATAATCTAAAAATTCAGTAGTTGTTTCATCAATGTCTTTATAATTTAATAAATTTTTAGTGCGGTCAGTAACATTATTTGTTTCTTCTAACCATTCATAATATGCTTGTAAAAACAATACAAAATTTGAATAGTCAGGATTATCCCGAATAAATTCAGGTAATTGTGATGGAACTAATAAAGATGTTTTTTGGCCTGATTCTATCATGTTTTGGCTGTAACATTAACTGTTATGGCTTGTGAATCAAAAGGATCAATTGTAATAATTTTATTATATGATGAAGATATAATTGATGAACTTGGTGTTACTATAATTGAAAATTGACCTAATGGATCGGCAACATTATAAGGAGCAAAAGAATTTAATGTGATTGAACCTTTTTGATAATCTACAGTACCTATATTAGAATTTATTATAGTTTTAACTTGAGTAGTATTGTTATAATAAGTTCTTAAAGTTCCATAACGACCAGATAGGTTAGCAATCGCAGCACCATTTTGACCAGAAGTATCTCCGTCTGCTGTAGTAATTACTACCAATGCACTAGTATAACCATTACCACCATCATCCACAACAATACTTGTTATGTAACCAGTTCCAGAAACTACAGCATGAGCAGTAGCACCAGTACCATCACCTAAGATTGTAACAATTGGTGCTGTCGTATAACTAAAACCAGGATTAATAACAGAAATGGTTTCTACTGAATTTGTAGATGACGGCACTTCTTCAATATAAACACCTTCAATAATTGTAGCTAAATTAATCGTATCTCTGAATGACATAGCAGGATAACTACTGATACCAGTTGTATACCTATTTGTCTGTAACGGAGTATCAAAATATAAATTATATGTTGTTGGGTTAGTTAAATTAGGTAAGAATTTTTTCTGTAATTGTAACTTATATTCACTTGAGAGTATTGCTGGACTATAATTTTGAACAGCAGTTAATAACTCATATGAATTAAATGTAGAATTGAATGTATTTAAGGTATTATTACCAAAATTTTGTATAGCAGTCTTTACACCTTCAGCAATTTGTGTTGATGTTTGTGATGTTTTAGTTTGGTCATATACCAAATTAACAACTAATTTAAGGTAAGTGTAATCAGGATCCACTATTGTAGGAGTAACTGTTACTACTGAAATTGGATTAATTACATCAGCAATGATTCTTTGTTTTTGTGTTGCAGTTAAACTGTAAGCACCTGTTGGTTTTATAGAAACAAACACTTGTCCATAAATTGGTGGATTGTTTTCTTCTCCACCCCAAACACTTACGGCATCAAAACTATAACCTAAATGATTCTGTTGAATTGCAGTGATATAATCGTTTTTACTGACGGCACGACCTTGTGCTGCAAATGATTTTGGTGCTTGGAATTTAATTGAATCAATACTTTCTTTCCCACCACCTTGAGAGGCTGCAGTTACAGATGTTGTGGTTGTATTTGAATAACCACCAACTGTACTCATAATTACAAAACTATTGGCGCCAGCAGATGCAGTACCTTGTGTAACAACATAGGATAAGTTTACAATATTACCATTTGATAATTTTTTACCTAGTATACCATCACCAAAATACACTTGATATGTTCCAGATAAACTTTCTTGTAAAAAATATACTTCAGATTTACCATCTAAAGTTAAATAGTTAGTTGCTGGTGTATATGTTGCTGAATAGTTATTTGCTGATGATACCTGTACCGTGACTGTTAATGTTGAAGAATCTACAGTCGTTTCTGGTATTTCAAAAATGTATTTTGGATTTGTTGTATCATCTACAGTATAAGACAAAGTTGAAGTTAATCCTTGTTTGATTTCAACATCTTCAAATAAAGCAACATTAGTTGTTAAATTTGTATTTACTGTCTTAGCACCTGAAGTAACAAAACTATATGTCACACCATCAATTGCTTCAGAAATAAAAGGAGTAAATTTAGGTAGAGTTAATGAAGCAGTAGTAACATTACCAACTTGTAACTTAATTGTTGCGGACGGTGCAATTGCCGACCGTGGTGTATAATTTAATATTTTAGATTGTGAAACGACAGATGACCTTAATAATGCTGTGTCCAAGAACATTTCATTGGCAACCATATTGGTGTAATAAGCATTATACTGTGTGTTGTATGCCAAAATATCTAAAAGAACATTGAGAGCCGAACCTTCATAATTATAATCTTTTAATACATCCTGAGATTGTAAGAATGTTTTTAAGTTGGTCTTGATGTTATTAAAATCCAAATCCGTAACTTGGATATTACTATTTGCCCCAGCCATGTTATCTATTTCTCTCTAAAAGAAGTGTTACTGTTGTTGGTAGTGTTGAGTTCTCTATAAAAAAACTTAAAGTAACATTATAAGCATTGTAATCTGGTTGAGAAGTAACCGACACACTTTGTATGGATGCTCTAGGTTCATAGTTCTTTATAGTATTTGTTATTTCAGTTTCCAAAGCACTTGATGTCAGAGGAGAAATAGGTTCAAACAATAAAGCATTCAAATTGGCACCTAAATCTGGATTAAAAGGTCTTTCATAATGATTTGTGGATAATAAGTTGCGTATTGACCGTATAACTGCTTGTCCATCAAAACTAAGAGCAACATCTGCCGTTACGGGTTTCTTCGTAAAGGTGAAATCTATGTCTGAATAAATCTTAGATAAAGTTGCCATTGTTTATTTATCTGCTTAGGATGGGTTAATTCTTGAAATTAACTTTGGACTGCCAATAAAATTCTCAAGTAAATAAGTTTGAGTTTCTCCCATACCTGTAAATTGTCTGGTTGTATTGTACTTATTGATAGTCGTTTGAATATTTCCATAAAATGTTACATCATTTGCCTGTCTACTAGTCAAGTAAACATTAGTATTTGATAAGTCTGTAGTAATTTGAGTAATCTGAGAATTGCTTAAATTTGATGTATTTGATGTAAATCCAGTTTCAGGATCAGTATTTGATGAGATACTATTGGCTATTAGTATAATGTAGCTATTAACTGTATTTGAATAATCACGAATTTGTGGATTAACTAAAATGCTAGTAAAGCTACCAAGAATTGGTGAACTATTAGTAATATTATCAGTTTGATTGACGATATATAGAACTTGCTTACCATAGTTCATAGCCATTTCATAATAAGGATTTATCAAATCTTGACCTTCAAATGGCGTTAGACCTGATAACCTATTGGTATGTTGCATAAACGAATTAGCTGTAGAGGATAAAGAAACGGATGCCGGATAAACTACGGTATTCAGGTTACTAACATTTGCAGTTAAAGTTATAATAGAATTGGCTGAATTCCAAATAATTTGTGTAGAATTTGCAACTGGATTTTGAAAATAACCATTAACACTATTATTAGCAATATCTTGTGCTTGCCATGAACTAATGATAGCTGGTGTAGAATTCAAATGTTCTTGTACATCAGCTGATAATGCCAATACATCATTATTAGGATCGGTAAAATTATATCCTAATGTAGCATAAACGCCTGTTGCATTATTTACTTGTGCCATTATTTAATTTTCCTAAATCATTTTAAGTAGAGGTGGACTTGTGGGTCCTTTTGGTGAATTATGTATATGAAAATTATGTAAATTTTTATTAATTATATCTGTCATTAATACAGCACTCATTGTTCCAAACTTTGCATTAGGAGCAGACACGACACCGGGAATAGCAACATTCACAGGAAATCCAACAGTTAATCCACCAGGAGAAACAAATCCTAATGCTCCAGCATAAACACCAGACAATGGTCCAGAGTTTACACGACCTTTAGAATCTATTTGGTCTGCCACTAATTGACCCTTTATCATTAAATCTCCAGATAAAATTACATCACCACCAACACTAACAAATAAAGAACCTCCAAAATCTGGATTTGAAGTTATTGACATATCATAGTCAGATAACAATTTTATACCTTCCAAACCACGACATCTTTGTGTCATGTTACCACGAACTTCCATATTGTAATCACCATCAATTCTTTCATTTTTATTTCCTAAAACATGAATATTTGAATCGCCATTTATAGTGATGTTACAAGTACCATTAATTTGAACATTCTTATCTTTGATTGTAATTTCATATCCATCACCATAAACCTTATGAACTTCATCACCATTTGGGTGCATTTCAATAAAAGTTCCAGAGCGGTGATTTAATCTAATTCGTTCACGAGCTGGTGTATCATCCATTTCAAATGTATGGCCAGATTCAGTTTGTGTTATATTATTATAAGGATAAACTGGTGGTGTTTCTGTACTGGCCGGTGATGGAGGTTCGCTCCAAGAACCATCTGCAATTGGTGGTTTTGTACTCATAATTTATCCTATGGTTGCTTCGTTTTCTGATTTCCTGCATTAATCGTTTCAGCTGAAGGTAATGAATCAAAATAACCAGTAATAGCTTCACCTGCAGCCGCCACACTTTCAGCACTAGGTGGTGCAGAGATTGCAGCTGCAATATTTGTTGGAAGACCAACAACTGCACTCGTAATTGCTGTTGCTGAATTGATAGCTGTTTGTGCTACTTCTTTAGCGGCATTTAGAGTATCTCCTAAACCGCCACTATTACCACCAAAAACATCTGAAAAAATACCAGATAATAATTGATATAATCTACTCAAACAATCTTGAAATAATGCCAAAAGTTTTGCTGGTAAACTTAAAATCCATGCAATAGTTGCATTAAGATATTGTGTATATTTAATAACATATTTTTGAAAATCTTGAATTGGTTTTAAAACTTTTTTTGTATAATATTTAATTTCCGCTTTGATTTCTTTAAGTATTGATACTAAACTAGATGCTTCACCTGTAGGATCAAAACCTAAAGCTTTAATTACAGCATTAACCGCATCTCGAATATTCTGTGATTGTGAGTTTACAAATTCTTTTAATCCAAGATTTTTTATTAACTCTTGACTAATACCACAATTATGTGATAAACTATTATTAGACTTATCAATATTTGTGTTAGCCATTTGGCTTCTGGCCAGACCGGGTATAGTTGGTTGACCAGATGTTCTATTATTGCCTGCAAATGGTGAAAGTAAATTAGTATTTCCTACTATGGGTAAAGTGCTCATTTTATCTCCTATTGTTGAAGTCCAGGTAGAACACCCATCATAATTGGTGATTGACCTGACATACCATCAGTAAAAAAACCAACAATCCATTCACCCAATTCAGGTACTGAAAATGATTTAGAATTGTTTAGTGCATACATTGGTTGTGCCCAAGGTAAATCTTTTGTTGGTAAATCAATTTTATTACTTGTGTGCCATCCAAAAATGCGAATCTGGCATCGGCCTAATCCCAATGGATCAGCACGATTTTCAATAACTCCTATGAACCAAACAAAACCGTCTTTACCTAGAAAATTTTCCATTAATCAGCAATCACTTTCTTCCAATCAGGATTTGAACTATCAACACTATTAGGTTTACTTGCCAAACTATCTTTTGCAATCTCTAACACAGTTTGATATACACCTTCAGATTGGATAATATGTCTTACTGCTGTCACCAAATATTTACCTGAATAAAATTTATCTGGCTCTCGTTCTTTCAGAGTAGGTTTAATTGTCATTAAACTAAAATTAATTGTTCTACCTACTGTAATTCCTGGGTCACCTGGTATTGTTAGCTTAACTACTATATAGTTTGCTAATGAGAGTTGTGCTGTTCTATTAGGTACATAATTCTCAATAGCAATATCTTTTGCCACAGATCCTGGTTGTTGTTTTATATAAGATGCTTTTGTTTGACCAGAATTTGATGTTGTAAGTTTTAGTTTTGCATCAGATGTTTGATTCTGAGTTTGGCCAAATCTATTTTGTGAAGGAGTAAGAGCACCACTACTATCTAATGCTTTAACATTGGCATTTGTTTTATATTTGTTATAATCAAATTTGGTTAAATTAGTAGTCCTTGCTAAAGTATCTAAAGACAATACACTATTGGCAAATGTACCAGAATTAATATCATCCAATTGGTCATATGTTTTAACAAACTCATAATTTAATACACTTATGGTGCTTTCTTGAAAAGATTCTGTCTCATTTGATAAATTTGTTTGTTGGTACTTATATGTAGCATAAACTTTTTGTCTCATCATAGACTGTATTGACCTAAAATTGTACCCATACTTAGTTTCAAAAAATAACATATCAGCACCAAATGCACCAGTAATAGCTGGTCTTGCATAAGTTGATAACCAACTAATCGTTTCAAAAGGTTTTAGTCTCGGCACAACAAAATTATATACACCAAAAGTTTCTTCTATGTAAGCTTTTTTTACTCCTAAATCTTCTTTTAATATTTTAGATATAGATTCTGATATGGTTTGTCCAGATAAAGATTTGCTAATCTTTTTTTGTTCCGATATTAATAATTCTTCTGAACAAAAATATAATGTATAAAATTCCATGTTTAAATTACCTGATGGAACTCTATCACCAACTTTATATATTCTATATACACTGGTAGTATCATTTGAAGCATCTTTAATTTTACCAAAATCAATTTCTATAAATTCATTACCTTGTAATTGCAATGATTCAATAAAACCTTGCCCATCTTTTAATGTTAAATGTCCAGATACACAAAAGGAATATAAATCTTCATAGAATGAAAACTCAACTAAAAGCTTCCTCATCTCAAACTTTTGGCCTGCTGCCGTAAGTATATTAAGTGTATTTAATGAAAAATCTTGTGAATAAATTGCACCAGCATTTTCCACTAAAGCATTAGTATCATCCATATTACTGGCTCATCAATGATTTAAATTGTTTTTCTAATTGACCAACATAATTATTTTTCAAAATTTTAATACTTCTTTTATCTTCATTTAACTGTAATTCATAATCATAAATGTTTATTAAATTTTTAGAAATAGTTACTTTTACTGTACCAGTTGCTAGTGAATAATTTGTTGTACCAATCGTTAAAGAATTATATGTATCTAATGATATTGCAATTTTATTGGTAGTTGTAATGTTGGTCGATATATCAAGTGTGTCAATTTGTTTTTCATAATGATGTACTGTTGTATATGGATTAACTGCCGGAGTAGCCAATGTATATTTATTATCAATATATGATTCAAATACAACACCAGACATTGGCCATTCCCATTGAGGATCAATAATTTGATTAGCAAATAATACTACCCAATATCTATATACATCACCGTAATACTTATGAGCAATAATTTCTGGTGTATCGCCGTCTTGAATATTGTATTCATAATAGATTGCTGGACTAGTTAAAAAATTTTGTAATAAATTGGCTCTGGCTAATATATTGGTCAGAAGTAACGAATTGCCTTTATCATCAGTTTTTACAAGTTTTGGTAATGTATTAAAGTATTGCATATTAATATCCTTGATTTACTGCATTTCTATCAACAAGTTCAATTTCTTTGAATTGTACTGTCATTGTTGTTTGTACTGGAGTGCCATCATCATGTGCAGCCCATCCATTTGGAGAATAGTTCACATCAATACCAGTTATTACACTTTCTTTAATTTTATTTAAGTGTGTATTTTCTTTACCATTGAATAAAAATTTAACAGCAAATGCTGATGGAGCAACAAAAAACATACCACCAGCACCAGTTTGAACCCTAGGTGATGCGTGCATTCTAAACATTTTAACAATCTTTTCTACTGTCTCTGATTCTTGTCTGGAATATGGAGTAAAAGTAAAAGCCATTTGATATTCTCTAAAACCAATTCCCTGAAACAAAACTTGCATTTGTGGATTAACAGCAAGTCCTGCTTTACCTAATGCTAATCCTCCAAAATTTTGAATACCAGATGCAATCATTGAAGTGGCAAAACTTGATTTATCTCCTACTTTTTTAGCTGAAATTAAATTATCTACAGCTGAAGTTGCAACATTTTTTAATGCATCAGTAACACTAATTTCATTATATCCAGCGGCTATTTGAAAATTCAATGTGTCTGGCATATATAGTGATATATAACTTATAGCTTTTGTTCTTCTTGGTTGAAAATTTAATTTAGAAGAATCTAGATAATTAAGAACATCTCCTGCTGCAGTTCCGAAAGATGCTGCAGCATTAGTAATATCAGAAAAATCTCCTTTGAAAACTGAACCTAATGTATTTTTTAATTTATCTAAAGAAGCTCCACTTGTTGCATTACTAAAAGCTTGTTTTGCTCCATTTTCAACATCATTAGCTAAAGATATGGCTGTTGATTTAATTTCTTCATATGATAAAGGTATAGTTTCCAATATACCAAACTGAACAACATGACCTTTGGTTGCTGAATTTAAGTCTCTTGGATATTGTAATATGTCTTGTCTAAATGGATTATCAAACAAAGCACCCAAAGGACCCTTACTTGATAATCCTGGAATTGATATACCAGCGATTGAATTTGGAATTGAGATAATAGCCATGGTTTACTCTTTATAATTGATATACATAGTATTTATGGCATATTCAGGACTATTCAAACCAAAACACCCAGAAAAATATGTTGGTGACCCCAATAATATTGTATATCGCTCGTCTTGGGAAGTCAGAGTGATGAAATGGTTAGACGAAAACCCAAATATAATCACTTGGGCGTCAGAGGAATTACACATTTCCTACAAATCTCCAATAGATAATAGGTTTCACCGATACTTTCCAGACTTTATTGTTAAGATGAAAACTAGAGAAGGTAAACAAAAAACGATGATGCTCGAGGTTAAACCTAAAAAACAAACTAAACCACCTGAAATACCTAAAAGAAAAACTAAACATTTTATCACCGAAGTCACCACATGGGGTGTCAATCAAGCCAAATGGAAAGCAGCTAAAGAGTTTTGTTTGGATCGTGGCTGGGAGTTTCAACTGATTACTGAGGATCACCTAGGTCTCTAACTAAATACTGTAATGGCCTCTATACTAACACAATTAGCACAAGAAAAATCTGCTGGCGAACTAAGAACCATGTCAAAGGATTCTTTGAAGTGGTTGATGGCCAAGATTGCTGATGTCCGTGGTGTAAGGGTTGCAAAAGGTATTTCAAATGAAAAAGTTAGGCAAGTAAACAAATTCATTTTAGGTGGATTATATTGTTTTTATTATAATCCTAAGGGTAAGATGGATTTACCATATTATGACCAGTTTCCTATGGTGCTGGCATTAGAAAGATATAATGATGGATTTTTAGGTCTAAATTTCCATTATTTACCTATTAAATACCGAGTGGTATTTTTGGATAAATTGATGCATTTCGCAATGATGGGTGACGCTGGAGAAATTATGCGTATGAGAGTCACCTATGATATTTTAACTGCGTCCAAGAGTCTAAAACTGTTTAAACCGTGTGTTAAGAGATATCTATCTTCACATATACAGTCTAAGATACTTACCATCCAACCAAATGAGTGGGATATTGCCGCTTTATTGCCTTTACAACAATTCAAAGGTGCCTCAGCATCCGAAGTATGGCAAGATTCAGTAGACGAACTAAGGAAAAACTAAATGGCAGGTTCAATTAACGAATTTAAATCCAGTTTCAATAAGGACTTGGCAAGATCCAGTCGTTTTGATGTTAATATTAATATTCCTTTAACAATGATACCATACTTGAATTCCGCAAAGAGATTGAATTATCGGTGTGAGAGTGCTAATTTACCCGGCAGAACTTTAGGCACGACAGAACAAAAAACATATGGACCAATAGAAAAATTTCCATACATGACAACATATAATGATATGTCACTTACTTTTATTGTTGATGATGATATGAGTCAAAAGGTTTTCTTTGATGCTTGGTTGAATTATATTAATCCACAATATAACAATAACTTTAGATATAAGAGTGATTATGCAACAATCATTACAATCAACCAATATAATGTAGCAAATGAATTAACTTATTCGTGTAATTTATACGATGCTTATCCTATTTCTATAAATCAATTAGATTTGAATTGGGCTGATGATAGTTTTCATAAAATATCTGTAGATTTTGCCTATACATACTGGCAGAACAATTCGTTACAAGCACTTGGTATGCAATTGGTTGATGCTGGAATTAATTCAATTTCTTCTGCTCTTGGTGGTGTATTGAGTGGTTCAACTGGTACTTTTGCAGAACCTACTATCTTAGGAGCAGGATTTGGTCTGACAGCTGAACAAGCAAATGAAGGTGGCGGTTTATAATTTTAACTAATGGAGTGAAAATAAAATGGCATTACCAAAAATTGATGTACCGATTTATGAAATTGAATTACCAGTTTCAAAGAAA